CCCCATCGGTTCCACCATGTCCCACGCTAGCCACTGATTAAGAGCCCCAGCGGGTAGACTTTGCATCCACGCCGCCGGATCCTGGATTCCCCATTTCAGGCAGAGCCTAAACGCCACTTTTAGGCGTCGGCTCTTTCTGATTTTTTTGCAAGGGCCTCGATCTCCCCTTGGTCGTACTTGTTGATCTCTAGGCACTGATCGTAAAGAGGCCCGACAACCGACCTAGGGAGGTCTCGCAGTACGTTAGGATCCGTTACTACCCGCTGCCCTGATTCGTCTCGCAGGCAGTAGGCAACCATCACCCGCCGGTGTGCTGTCCAGTCATAGCCCTTTTTGGTCTGCAATTCGACCTCCATGTTTGCCGCATCCGATTCGGATAGCTCATGGATGTAGTATTGCTTTCCCTTGACCGTGACAGGCTCGACGGCCAAATCACGCTTTGCCAGTGCAAGGAAATCGTCCTGGTTACTCATCGTCCTCTTCGTCCTTTGCTTGCGCGATTGCTTCGAGTGCTGCCTTAACAAACGTACGCGAAACTTGCTCAGGTCCAAGCACTTTGGCTGGATAGCCTTGGATCGCTTCGAGTTGCATTTCGAGCGAAGCGATTTCGTCAGCCGTCAAGGCATCATGCGGGAATTCGAATATCGCTAGAATCTGTGGCGATTCACCAAAGGGCAAATAGCCGACAAGTTTACCGCCAACGCGGATCTGGCACTGGTTCAAGTCCCGCTCGATCCCAGTAGCCAACGAAATACCACGCTGGCGATTCAGTTCAAAAACCATCTTCGATCATTCCTTAGGCAGGGGTAAAAGTAATATCGGTCGCGCCGTCGAATTGGAGCTTGTACGAGCCCCTCATGACTTCGCCCTTGGCAAGCTTTGGCGTTTTGACTTCCTTGACGAAAGCAGTCCCCTGGAACGATCCGGCCCCCGGGAGGGTGACCGTAACGGAAATTCCAGCGTAAGGCTCCGAGGTTGGAATCATCGCGGTAGTGATCGGAATCGCCGCCCCGAGCCAGTTAAACACAACGTCAACCTCTGGATTCTTCCGAAGGTCCGAAGGCCGAAGGGCCTCGAATCCGGCTGTGTCGAGACTCGTAATGTCGAGCGTATCGACGCTAATCGTCATTTCCCCGATCGATACTACCTGGGTAGTAACCAATCCGGTCCCGGAAATCGTCGCTCCGAGTCCGGTGTCTGCAACTGTCAACGCTGCCATGTTTAAGGCTCCTTGTAGTGAACAAGCATATCAAACGAAACTATGTACCGATGTTCCTGGCCGCCATCCGTTGGCGGCTCCTGCATGTATTCATCACCGGAATCAAAATCGATCCCGCAAAAAGTGTGTGAACTGACAACGCCCCGAAAGGCATCGATTCCAGTGTCCCTAATCGCTCGACTGATCGCGCTTGCTGTCGTTCGCGTCAGTGCGTAGCATTCAATGGTAAATCGTGCGTGCGCTAGCTTGCTGAGGCCCTGTAGGTGATTGTCGCGTTCGGTCGAAGTGACGTAGTAAAGGCAAGCCGGAAGCGTTGCGTTTTGAACCAAGGCATCAGGGTACATACGCTGACCAATCAACGTTGATACCGCTGAGTAGCTCAACAACTTAGTTCGCAATGCTTCGCCAATCGCCGACATTTACAGCTCCCCGCTCACAACGCCGATCGTCCTTGCTGCCGCTTCGCTTGAGCCGCTGACAATCTTGAGGAATCGCACCCCGGCCATCACTTCGGTGTTAAGTGCGATGTACCGCGAATCTGCAACAGTCACCGAGTATTCAGTGGCCCCGTTGTATAAAGCGTAAAAGTTATTGCCGTCAGTCGACGATTGGAACTTAAACGCGGTCCCGGTTAGCGCCGTTGGCGTGAGGACAGCAAGCACCGTCCTGCCGCCTTCGATCGTGATCGAAGTCGATACGGTTCCGCTCGATGCAATCGTGACTGTCCCGGTCAATGAAAGATTTTTAGCCAATTCGTAGCTCCTTTACTTCCTTTTGAAGTTGATTGACGAAAGCCGCTTCGGCAGTCCCCGAGGTTTGGCGATAAGCTCGCATTGGGGCGCGTTGTTCTTTGGGGAATGTCGCGACGGTCGCTTTTGATCGGTTGATTCGAGTGTATTGCCGACCGGATCGGCCCGTATAAATCACAGACGATCCAGCCTTGCCCCAGTGGTTTCGCTCGTAGCTTTCGCCTTTCTTGTAGGGCATCACGAATTGCTGTTTGTTTCCCTCTCTCCAAGTCGCTCCAATCACAACGCCGATACCGCCCTTGAATACCTTGTGGTTGAAGTGCTGCCTCGAATCGTTTTGGAACGCTGCGTTATTCTTGAATTTCTTAGACCACTTTAGCCGCGATCCTGTAGCCCTCGAGGATTGAGCATGACCCTGGCAAGCCGCCGCAACAGGCTTTGCGAAGGCTCCAAGGCATCGACCGAATGGAGCGTTCCTGAGCATCAACGGAATGTTGCCGATCTGCTTGATAAGATCCTCGTTGATTTCGATTTTAGTACTCATGGCAACACCGCCGAGCAAATAATATCGATGTAGTTTCGCAAGCCGTCGACCATGTTCACCGCCGTGATTCCGTAGGTTTCGCCCTGGTAGACAATTCGCATTTGAACCGTGTAGCCCGATCGGTATCGGACTCGAAAAACTGCCCTTGTGCCTGCTTCAAGTTGTCGGCCCCTCATCGATTCGATTCCTGCTGTCGGCGTGAACTGGCAAGGCTCATCGACCACGTAAGAGGACCAAGAAACGACAGGCTGGCCCGCTGCGTCGACCGTCTCTGTCGGTTGTTGAATTGTGCATCGGTGCCGCAAGGCCCCGGTACGTTGGTTCTTTGGCCTCACTGCGCATACTCCCCATCGGGAAATTGCACAATAACTTCCATCTCGATTGTTACTAAGCCGCCGGTTTTAACCGTTGGCTTCCAGCACCTAACGAGGAATTTTCTTCCGTCTTCGCAAGTCAATCCACCCTCCGGGATTTTAATTGCTGCGTTGGTCCGGTCGAGCTTATTGGTTTCTTCTTGTGTTTTTTTCATGGGTAGCTGCTCCGCATAAATCGCCGAACTAACATTTCATAAGGTCGCATGGTTTGCATCGCGTCGGACATAAGCATGTCTCGATTTTCAAAGTAGTGAGCCGCAAGCATCAAGATTGCTGCCCTGGCCGCCTCTGGTACGCTTTGGCCGTCCTGCGAGTGTCCAGCCTTGTACGTTACGGTCCAAGCATCCCAACGCGATACGGTCGCCGGTAGCGTCACTAGGTACGCAAGCCGGATTTCGTCAACGTGCAATTGGTACTGGTTGGCCGCTAGCGTCTGGAGCGTGTTAAGCCCATCGTAGTATTGAATCGAGGTTATCGAGTGAATCGGGCTTCGCGGTAACTTCAATCCGTCGGTCCAGAAAGGCAACCGGACCCGAAGCGTTTGAAAGCATGTCACGCTGTCGGTATCGTGCTCCCATTGCTCCCTAGCCGCCCCGATTAGAGCGGTAAGGTGCGTGTCATGGCTTGTGTCGCTGCTTGCGATTTCGAGTTGTTTCTTGACCTCGCTGAGCGTCACCGGCTCGGCTGTTGGCTTCGTCACTACTTCGATTTTCAATCGCACTTGCAACACCCCTTTGAATCAAAATCAACGCTACGCCATCGGAGAGACTTTCCAGCCTTGAGCCAGCCGGAAAGCCTCTCCACATTGTCAATAGCTCGACGATCATTAGATCACCAAGCAAACATCGCCATCGGCCACGCCCGCCGAGGTCGTCGGTGGCAATTTGCCGTAGCCAAGGACAGCGACGCCCGCGATGAACCCGCCGCTAGAGCCATCGCCGAAGGTCGCGACAACCTTCAAGAACGGCTCCCTGCCCCTCATGTCAACCATGAAGGCGCAAGTCTGGCCGTCGTCGGTCGCACTCGGCAAGGCAAGCGTAGCCCCGTTATAGCCCGTTCCAGCCGCAAACGTCGCTCCGGTAATGTCGGCATAAACACCGCCACTGGTGGAGCTTTGTTGGAGCTTCAAGGCCGTCATCGCAATGTCAGTTGCTCCGAGTTGGAGCACGATCAGAGCGAAGTCAAAACCTCGGCAGTCGATAACGTCAGCCGTCACCGTCGCGTTGTCGACGATTGCCGCTGGCTTGATTGCCGGAACACATTTCACATAATGCAAAGGATTCACAAGTCACCTACTTTCTTTTGTTGGGTTGGATTAGGAGGCCGAGACCAATTGAAGGATTGGGCCTGGGTTGCTTGCATCGCCGCGCTCGTGGACGTTGTAATCCCATCGCATCGTGGATCGGAAACCAATTTCGTCGGTCTCGAAGTACCGCGAAACGTCACCGACTAGCTCGAAGTTGCGACGCAAGCCGAGAGTGGAGGCCATTCGCAGATCCCCGAAGTAGCCGAACTTGGTCGATGCCCCGATGGTCTTTGGCAAGACCTCAGAGAATACCACTGGATAGCCGAGGAACTGAGTTACCGGCCCTTGCCCGAGGTCTTCCTTGTTGTTGCCGCCGAGGGCCAATTGAAGGCGTCCCATGACGTTCGACCAAACAGGCTTGGAGACAAACCAGACCGGATTGATTCCAGGAAAGGCCGGGAGTTTGCCAAGAGCTTCTTGGAACATCGCAATCGTGATCGTTGCCGCCGTGTTTTGTCCCGCTGCTGCCGTAACAACCGATCCGGCTGCGAGTGCATTGGCAAGACCTACGACGCCATGATAAGCCCCAGTTCCATCGCCAAGGAAACCAGCTTCGTCGGCTGCCAAGGCGTGAGCCAAAGCCGCTTCGGTTGCGATTTCTTCGGCCATCGAAATCGTCGAATCCTCGCTCATTTCGCTGGAGACCTTGGTAAGCGTTCCCCACTTTCGAGCGACGAGATTCAACGGCCCGTAGGTCGCTTGGGATTGGGTAAATTCCTTGGTTTCGCCAACAGGGTAAGCAACCATCCCGGTCAAGCGTCGCGAAGTCGTCAGCGTGTCCGAAACCATGTTGCGAACGAAGGCGTAACGTGGAATTACGCCGTACTGGACAACCAGACGAATGACACCCGCCACAAACTCAGGGGGGACCAAAACACCGGCCCCGGTTGGGTCGTTGGTCTGGAGCGTGTTTTGTACGCCGTGATCCTTGCACCATTGCTTGGCCGATTCGCTGCCGAAATGAGCTTGGAAGAACTTGCCGACGCGGAAGGCTTCTGCCTCTCCATCCGGCCCGGTGAACACCGCTAGGGGCTTGGTTGCCCGAGCCGTTGCCGGGACTCGGAAGGTAGCCCCTGCAAGCGGTTGATTGTCAACGTGTTGGCGTACCGTGTTGGAAACGGCTTGCTCGATCTTCATCGCCCGTTCGCGTTGCTTGGCAAGATTTTCGATCTGGCCCGGCTTGCCTTCGGTCCCAAGGATGGTATCGATCTCGGACTGCTCATCTTCGAGCAATTCCCGAGTCTCTTGGGTTGCGATTGCCTGGATCGCTTGAACCTTGGCTTGCAAGGCTTGGATTTCGTCTGCTAGTGCTTTCGCGCTCTTCATTTCGACTGCCCTTATTGGGTTGTGTGGCAGTCTTTAAACCAAGATAGCGGCACGACTGCCACGGGAAACAAACTGTTTTTACCGTGAGTCACTGCCGCTAATAAGTTGCAGAGTTGTTGGCACTTCTGGCCGACGCAATAAATCTAGGCTAGTCGGCTGGGCTTGTCAAGTGTTTTGAAAACTGGGCCATTTTAGCCCGCATCAAATTTGCTTTGGCCTGATCGAATTGCGAAGCGACTTTCTTTTTCTTCTTGTCGCTCGATCCATACCTAGCCGTCGCTAGCCCGAAGTCGATAGACTCATCGACCCCGAACCAAGTTTCGTTGGCCATCATAGACTCGATCTCGCTTGGATCCGTGTCGACCATATGCTGCCGGTAAATATCGACCAGCGACGCGTCATAGCTTTTCAGTGCCGAAATCACTTTGCCTAGCTCATCCTGGTTGCCCATCGCAAAGGCCATTGCCCGATGGATCATAATCCGCGACCCATCGGCCATAAGGCGATTCTTGCCAGCCAAGAAAATCACGCTAGCCGCCGACGCTGCTAGGCTGTCATTGATCGTCGTAACCTCCCCGCCGTGTGAACGAAGTGCGTTGTAGATGCCGATTCCCTCGTCG